CGGCGCGGCTTCTGGGCGCGGTGTATCAATCGCTCGGCGACCACACCAAGCCGGTGGGCGAGGGGTTTGGTGATGTAGCCGACAAGATCGCGCTGCTGGCGACCCGGTTCCCGGGCGCGAGCGGCAACGCCAGCATGATGGCGCGGTCGTTCGCCCGGGTCGCCGAGGCGGCCAAGACGTTCGGCGTGTCGATCGACCAGTCGCTGGCGGCGGTGGCGACGCTGAACCAGCTTGGGCTGGGCGGCGAGCGCGGCGCCGGGCAGTACGTGCAGCAGGTCATCGAGGAGCTAGGCAAGCTCGACAAGAACGGCACGCCGATGGTGCACAAGTTCGGCGTCAGCCTGGTGCGCACGTCGGACGGCGGGATCAACCTGGTCAAGACGCTGGAGCGGCTGGCGAACGACCCGGCGAAGCTGAAGAAATTGGCTGAAAGCATGGGGCCGCAGGGCCAGGCGATCATGATGCTGGCGCAGCATCTCGATGCGCTGCGGCACTCGCGCGAGCTGTTTTCGCAGGCGGAAGGGGCGGCCGACAAGGCCGCGGCGAAGGTCAACGAGACCTATGCCGCGGCGTGGACGGAGATGAAGAACGCGCTGACCGACCTGGAGGTCACGCTGGGCATGCACCTGCTACCGGGTCTGACCGCGGCGATCCAGGCTATTACTCAGGTGATCAGCGCGGTGCGGGAGTTCGCCGAGGCGCACCCGCTGCTGACCGAATTCGTGACCCACTTCCTGGGCATCGTCGCCGCCATCATGATGGTGAAGGGTGCGCTGCTGACAGTGACAGTCGCGCTGAAGGCGTTCCATTCGATGCACATCGCGGCGATGGGGCCGTGGGGTATCGCCTTCGCCGCCATCGCCGCCGCCGCGATCCTGATCTATGAGCACTGGGATCAGGTCAAGGCGATGGTGCTGGAGGTCGTCGCCGCCTTCGATCGCTTCCGCGAGGCGCACCCGATCCTCACCACGCTCGGCGAGGCGATTGCCTTCGTTGCTTCTGGCGCCGGGGCGCTGCTTGCCGTGTTCATCGCGGTCAAGAACGCGATCGCGATCGTCAATGGGGTGATGGCGATCTTCGACGCGCTGGCGCTGGCCAACCCGATCGGGCTGATCATCGCGGCGGTCGCGGGTTTGGTTGCCGCGGGCGTGGCGATCTACGAATACTGGGGCCCGATCAGCGCGTTCTTCAAGCGGCTATGGGACAACGTCGTCGCGAACTTTCAGGCGGCGTGGCAAGAGATCAAGCCGATCGTCGATGCGATCAAGGACGCGGTCGCCTTCGCGCAGAGCGTCGGCGACAAGCTCGGCCTGGGCGCGCCGACACCGGAGGCGGTCGCGCAGCACGCCGAGGCGTACCGCAACCGGTTACGCAGGCCGGGGGCGGCCGACGCAGCGGCGGCTCCCGCGGCGGCGCCGGCGACCGTGGATGAGGCGCACGCGAACGAGGCGGCTGACCACGCCGAGGCGTACCGCAACCGGTTTCGCAGGCCGGGGGCGGCCGACGCAGCGGCGGCGCCCGCGGCGGCCGCGGCAGTGACCCAGCAGCACACCGTCGAATACCACGGCAACGTGACGATCAACGGCGCCAACCTGTCGGATCCCGCGGCGACCAAGGCGGCGGTCGAGGACGCGCTGCGCCAGCACAGCGACGCGCTGGCCGACCAGCAGCGCCAGGCCAACCGGCTGTCCTTTTCCGGCGCCCCGCAATGAGCTTCGCCGCGCTCGGGTCGGTGAGCTTCGAGGTGATCGCCTCGCCGACGCAAATGGAAACCACCGACGCCTGGCACTACGCCGAGTTCAAATTGGTCGAGGCGAAGCCCACGCTGCAATGGATCGGCGACGAGCTGCGCAAGATCAGTTTCACGCTGGTGCTGCACCAGGCCTATGCCGATCCGGTCAACGACTTCGCCGCGCTGTCGGCGATGGCGGAGCAGCACCAGCCCGTCCCCTTCGTGCTGGGCAACGGGACCAATATCGGGAACTTCGTGATTAAGGAGATCAAGCGCACCGACGACTGGATGTCCGATCAGGGCGACCCGATCAAGCTGACCGCGGACGTGCAGTTGCTGGAGTGGTCGGGCGCAATGCCGGCGGGCGCGCCAGGCCAGCAGGCCGCCACGACGATCGGCGTGATCGGCGCCAACGGCGACGGCGCCACGGCGGTCTATGCGCAGGGCAGCGACCTGGGCCAGCCGGTGCCGACGCTGGACTACCAGTCCGTGCCCGTCGCCACGATGCTGCGCAGCGGGTGAGCCGTGTCGCAGACGCAGCAGACGCCGGTCGTGCCGCAGCCGATGTGGCAGGTGGTCTATAACGGCACCGACATAACCTCCGACATCTCGGGGACGATCACCGAAATCACCTACGAGGAAGAGGTCGGCAAGAAGGCCAACTGCATCGAGATCAAGATCGACGACAGCGCGCGGAAGTGGCAGTCGCGGTCCTATCAGCGCCAGGGCGCGTCGATCGTCCTGGCGATCGGCTATGCCGGCGCGGCGCTGGTTCCGGTGGGCACATTCCAGTTCGACGAATACAGCCTGGACGGACCGCCGGACGTGTTCATCATCCGGGCGATCCAGGCGCCGATTACCCAGGCGCTGCGCACCCGCAACACGGTCGCCTATGAGAACACCACGCTGGTGCAGGTCGCCAACACGATCGCACAGCGGCATGGCCTGACTGTGGTCGCGGACGCCGTGGCGCCGAACGTCACGTTCCAGCGGCTGACGCAGGGTCATGAGGAGGACCTGGCGTTCCTGCACCGGGTCGCCGACGAGCACGGCTATGAGGTGCAGGTCCGCAACGACCAACTGATCTTCTACGCGCGCGTGTCGCTGGAAACGGCGGCGGTGTCGGCGACCACCATCACGCGCTCGATGCTGACGAAGTTCCGGCTGGTCAACCAGACGCTGGGCGACCGGACCTATCAGGCCGCGGTGGTCGACTACTTCGAGCCGAGCACGAAAGCGCTGGTCAGCGGCTCGGCCACGGATGCGTCCGTGCAGACCGCCGATACCCTGAAGGTCATCGCGCGGGCCGAGAACGCGCAGCAGGCGACGCTGAAGGCGGCGAGCCATCTGCACAAGCACAACAAGAAGAAATGCACCTCCGAGCTGCGTATGCCGGGCACGATGCTCTACCGGGCAGGGATGCGCGTGGCGATCCATGGCTGGGGCGCGTTCGACCTCAACGACTACCTGGTGCAGGGCGCGCATCACCGGCTGACCCGGTCCGGCTATGAAACGACGCTGAAGCTGGAAACCAACGTGGTGCAGCAGGGCGCGGCCGGCCAGGTGCAGGACCTGGTGTCCGACGAGGAGAAGTAATGGCCCACCGCCGCGGCATCGTCGACCAGCTCGGGACGGGCCAGTGGAAAGGCTATGTGCGCGTCCGGTTCCCGGACCGCGACAACGCCCAGAGCTGGTGGCTGCCGGTGGCGACCGGCGGCACGCAGGGCACCAAGCGCTGGCACATGCCGGAGATCGGCGCGCAGGTCGCGCTGAACATGGACGAGCACGACGAGGATGGTTGTGTGATCGGCGAGATATGGTCGACCGTCGATGCGCCGGTCAGCCCCGCCACCAACACGCAGGAGCGTACCGACTACAGCGACGGCACCAGCATCGTCTACGACACCGCGACCCACACGCTGGCCACGTCGATCGCAGCAGGGGGCACCGGCACGATCGCCGTCGCCGGCGGCGCCTCGATCGTTTTGGGCGCCGGCGGGACGGCGACCCTGACCGATCCGAGCGGCGCGGTGCTGGAGCTGCTGAACAACGGCACGGTGGCAGTGACCGGCGTGCTGGCGGTGAGCGCGGCGATCCGGGTCAACGGCACGCTGGTGACGGTGCCGTGACATGCCATTCGATGCGATCACGCTGCCGGAGATTTCCAGCGCCGCCTGGTCGCTGCAGCTCGACAGCACCACGGCCAGCACGGCGCCGGGCTCCGGCATCGGATCGGTGGTCCAGGGCCTGGACGACATCGACCAGTGCATCCGGATCATCTGCACCACGGTGCCGGGCGAGGACCCGTTCCGCCCGACGTTCGGGGCCGACCTGACGCAATACGTCGACAAGCCGCTTGCGGTCGCGCTGCCGGCGCTGGTGGGCGTGGTCACGACGGCGATCGAGCAATGGGAGCCGCGGGTGAAAGTGCTGTCGGTCGGCGGCAAGGCGCTGCTGTCCAATCCTGGGCAGTTGCTGGTCACGATCGTCTGGCAGATCGACCTGGCGATCCCGACCGGCGCCGTTCCGCGCGTGATCGGCGCGACGCCGCAGACCACCCTGGTGCTGATCGGCTGATGGCATGAGCGCCACCACCAGCACGGCCGCGGCGATCGCGGGCCTGCCGCCGCCGGTCTTCATCAACGACGGCATCGGCACCGACCCGAACCTGGTGCTCGGCGCCATGATCGCGGAATTCGAGAGCACGACCGGGCGCACGCTGTATCCGGCGCAGGTCGAGCAACTGCTGATCAACCTGTACGCCTACCGCGAGGCCCTGCTGCGCACGCAGATCCAGGCGGTGGCGCAGAGCCTGTTGCTGGCGTTCGCGCCCTATCCGATCCTGGACTACCTCGCGCAGCTCGTGAGCGTCTCGCGCGACGGATCGCAGCCGGCGACGACGAACCTGGAATTCACGCTGACCGGCGCGCTGACCGTGCCGCTGACGCTGCCGGCGACGTCGACGCAGGTCGGCACCACGGACGGCGCCTTCATCTTCGCGTTGTCGCAGCCGCTGACCTTCAGTGCCGGACAGACGGTCGGCAATGCGCAGGGCACGTGCACCACACCGGGCGCCGTGGGAAACGGCTATGTCGCAGGGCAGGTCTCGGTGCTGATCGGCGGCAACGCGCTGCTGGCATCGGTCACCAATACGACGACGACCGCCGACGGGTCCGACCCGGAGACTGACACACATCTTCGCGCCAAGACGCAGCTCGCGCCGAACAAATTCTCGGTTGCCGGGCCGACCGGGGCGTATCAGTTCCTGACGATCAGCGCGGATGCGTCGATTCAGACGGCGCAGGTGGTGACGCCGGTTCCGGGGACGGTGCAGATCTATGTGCTGTGCGGTCCGGTCGCGGTGCAGCCCGCCGCGTCGCCGAACATGATCGGCATCGCATCGAGCGGCATCCTCGCGAAGGTCCTCGCCGCCTGCGCGCCCGCCACCGCGCGCCCGCTTTGCGACACCGTGCTGGCGGATGCGGTGACGGAGGTCGACTACACCATCACGGCGACCGTCACCCTGTTTGCCGACGCGGCATCCAGCGCGACCGAGGGCGCGGCGCAGGCGGCCGCGGTGCAGCTCGCGGTGGACCTGGCCAATGCGGTCGGGGCTGACCTGGTGCCGTCGCAGTGGGTCGCGGCGCTGTCGGTGCCTGGCGTCTATGAGGCGGTGGTGACGATCGCGGCCAATATCGGCGGCTCGCCGATCGGCAACCAGTCGGACGGCCGCGTGGTGCTGACCACCGGCCAATGGCCGAACTGCACGGCGATCGCGCTGACCTTCGCGACGAGCACGGAAAACAGCCCGACCTGACCCGACATGGCGACACTCATCCCGGCGTCGTCGATCAACGACCTGCGCACCCGCGCGCATATCCAGCTCATCGAGCGGCTGGGCGCGATCGATCTCGCGCCGATGCTGGTCTACGAGATCAACTCGGTGGCGGCGTCGGCGCTGCCCTACCTGGCGTGGCAGTTCGACATCCTGTCGCCCTGGTGGCAATTGCTGGAAGACACGACGTCGCAGCGGTCGCTGATCCTGCAGGCGGTCCCGCTGCACCGGATCAAGGGGACGCCGGCGGCGATCTCGCAGATCGTCCTGGCGCTGGGGTTCGCGGGGCCGGCGATCCTGGAGGGGCAGAACGTCTGGGGCGGGACGGGCTTTCCATCCGATGAAGGCTGGGCGCTGTTTCGGGTCAACGTGCCGAAGCAGGCGCCGCAACAGCCCGGGCCGCCGGTCACCGACACGATCAGCAATTCCGGGCTTTGGTCACCGTCGGCGGGTACGCTGCAAGCGGGCATGGTACTGGCTGTCGCCGGTTGGGGCGGCGGGCATGGCGGACGTCTCGCACAAGGCGGTGCAGGCGGCAGCTACGCAGCGGGCACTTACGTGGTCACCGCGGGAGACGCCGCGGTGGGGTATATCGCTGTCAGGATCGGCGCGGGCAGCCTGTCGCTTGGCAGTGACGGCGGTGACACGAACTTCGGAACCTCCGCCGTCGTGGCGCCTGGCGGCGGCAGCGTTACGGCCGCGGTTGGCACGGTCATCAATGCCGGCGGTGCCGGTGCCAGCGGCGGCGGCGGCGGTTCGGCGGGGCCGCACGGCGCCGGGCTCGCAGCTTCCGTCAGCGCGGGCGGCGCCGGCGACGCCGGGTCCGGCGGCTCGGGAGGATCGGGGAACGTCATCGCCCCTGGCGCATCCAATCCGAGCGGTGGTGGTGGAGGGCGCTTTAGCCTTGACGCAGGCGTGCCAGGCGGCGCCGGCGGAACGCCGGGCGGCGGCGGCGGCAACAACGCGCTTTTCGCCGGCCTGGGCGGCCCTGGGGCCCCGGGTCAGATCACCGTCACCTACATGCCGGTCATCGTCACCGGCGTCGCGGTCACCGCGGCGCAGCAGGCGCAGCTTCTCAGTGCGATCGATTTCTTCAAACCGCAGCGCTGCGTGCTGGACGCGCTGCAGTTCATCGAACCCACGATCGATGACAGCGTGTTCGTCAGCGATTCGGTTGAGGTGCAGTACGGCAACAACATCGCCGAGCACAGCATCCCGGTGACCGACCAGGTCACCGTCACCGCGTGGAACGTCGCCGACACGCTGGCGCCGCTGGTCTATGCCGACGGGCATTACTACGCCGCCGGCTGGATCGCGAACGGGCTGCCGCAGTCGTCGGCGGTCGATTCCGGAAAGATCATCAACGGCGTTCCGACGCCGTAGCGAGGCCTGTACGAAATGTTGGCGCTGCGACGGCCTGTTTTGGTCAAGGGACTCGTGCGCTTCTGGCGCAACGGCGTGCTGGTGGTCGATCGCCCGAACCTGACCGTTACCGCCGGAACGGCGGCTTATGCCGAGTTGCTGGGCGGCGGTTCGACGTCAGCGTGGAGCGCGCTGGCATTCGCCGTCGGCTCCGGCTCGACGGCGCCGGCGAAGACAGACACCGATCTTACCGCGGTACCGAAATACTATCGCAGCGTGGCCGGCGCTGCGACGTTTCCGTCCGGAGGCACCGTCAGTCTGCCGGTCGCTATCACCAGCACCGATTACGCTGCCTACAACATCACCATCGCCGAGATCGGGCTATATGCGAACTCCGGCGCGGCGGTGCTGCCCGCCGTTGTCGGTTCGGCGTTTCCGTCGTGGGCCGCTACGACGGCAAAGGCCGTCGGCGCCACGGTGCTGAATGCGTCGTCGCAGGCCTTCACCTCGGTCGCGCCGTCAGCATGGCAGGCCGGGCATGCCTATGCCTCGGGCGTGCTGATCACTGATTCGAACGGCAACATCCAGCAGGTCACCACCCCGGGGACGTCCGGCGGGACGCACCCGACCTGGGCGACGTCGGTGAGCAGCACGACGACGGACGGCGGCACGCTGGTTTGGACGTGCCGGGCGCTATCGGGCTACACGCCGACGACCGGAAGCTCCACCCCGACCTGGGTCACCAGCGCGATCGGCAGCCAGACATATGACGGCACGGTGGCCTGGCAGTACGAGGCGGCGACCGTGGTGCCGACGCCGATGCTCGCGCACGCGATCGTCCCGGCTTTCACCTTCACGGGCGCGGCGAACTACACCGGCACGTGGAACCTGACGTTCGGAGTTTGATCGATGAGCGGCACTCTGATCGACAGTCCGGGGCCGGCGTGGGTCGTCAACGCTGTCCGGGCGATCGCCAGTTCGGAAGTCGCGATCGGACAGGGCGCCGGCGCGCCCTATAGCGGGGTCGGGTCGCTGAATGCCGGCGCGCAGGATCTGGCGAACCGCACTGCGTTCCTCAACAATAATCGGGTGGTCGACGAGGCGAATATCGCGGCGATCCAGGCGTTCCTCGCGAAGTTGGCGGGGACACTCTCCGAAAGCACCTTCGATATTCCGATAACGGATACGGTCCTGGGCAGCCTGCTGGTGACCGTGAAGTTTGGCCTCAACCTGGTCGGCGCACCGAGTCAGGTGACGTTCCCGGTCCCGTTCCGGAACGTCGGCCTCATTGTCGTGGTCTCCGAGGGGGCCGCTGGCGGGAGCTGGGCATCCGGCCAGACGACACAACACGGCACCGACAGTCTCACGCGGTTTGGCTACCGGGCCTGGGCTGAGTCCTGGACGGGTAGCGGCTGGATTGGCGGGACAATTTCACAATCGTACATCGCCATCGGGTTCTGACGTGTGGCCACCGCCCTCACCCCGGCACAGTTCGCCGCCGCCTATAACCTGACGCCCGGCAGCGTCAGCACTACGACGGCGCCCGCACAGACCTTCGCCACGCACACCACCGGCCCCGCCGACCGTTGGGACCAGATCGCGTGGCAATTCTACGGCGATCCGACGCTGATCGCCGGCATCATCCTGGCCAACCCGACGATCCCGATCGTCTCCGTGCTGCCGCAGGGGCTGACCGTCTATGTGCCGCTGATCGCGCCGCCGTCGGCGCCGGCAAACGCGCTGCCCTGGCTGCCATAGCGTTGCCCTGACGCCCGCGCCCGCGCGGGACTTTTCGCACAATTCAGAAGGGACGCGCGTTCCACCGCAGGCTTGCGGCGGGACGCCTGCGCGCGAGCAGCATGGCAACGTCATCCCTTCGCACGCTGATCTGGCCACCGCCGCCGACGCCGATCCGCAGGCCGCTGACCTGGCCGACCGCGCAGCCCGACGACGACCTGGATTGCTCGATCGACCTGACGGGATGGCTGGCCGATTGCGGGGACAGCATCGTCTCGGCGGCCTGGAGCATCATGCCCAGCGGCGCGGGCGAGCTGACCGCGCGGCAGCTTGTCGTCGCGGGCGGCGTCGCAACCGCGTGGCTGTCCGGCGGCGTCGCCGGGCGTGCGCACCTGGTGAAAGCCGAGTTCGCCACGGCGAACGGCCGTGCGCTGAAGCTGGTGGCGCGGATCGCGATCGATCCGCTGCTGGGCGCCGCAACCCTGCCGCAGCCTGGTAACGCCGGGTTCGGCATCCCGATCACCTGGCCGATCATCTACACCGGCCTGCGGCCCGACGGCAGCGCGCTGACATTGACCAGCACGGCGGGATGGCCGGCGAGCTCTGCGGGCCTGCCGCCCGGCGCCCTGTTTGCAAACGGGATCTTCGTCAACGCCGTCCCAGGCTTCGTGTCCGTGCCGGGGCAGAGCCTGTTCCTGGGCATGCGGGCGGCCGACGTGCTGGGTCTGGGCGCGGCCGGGCTGCCGCAGACCGACCCGCAGGTGGCCGGGCAATACTGGCTCAACGGCCAACTGGTGAGTGTTTCCAGCGGCCCGTTCACCGGGCTCGCGGGGAACGGCACGACGCTGATCCTGCTGGATGCCACGGGCTACCCCACCAGCTCGTTCGGCCTGCCGCCCGGCGCGGTCTGGGCGGACGGCATCTTCATCAAAGCCGTCCCGGGCGCCACGCCAAACGTTACTTTCCCGGTACTGCTCGGCGCTGTGACGGCCGCGGATCTGCTGGCCTACGGCGCCGCAATCCTCCCCACCACCGACCCCCTCGTCGCGGGCCAGCTCTGGCTCAACGGAGTTCTCGTATGCGTCTCCGCTGGTTGATCGCGGCAGCCCTGACGTGGCTGGCGCTCGCGGCGTCGGCTGTTGCGCAGTGCCCGACGCAGCCGATCGCGTGCGGCACCACAACCATAAACACGCTGACGATGGGCAGCCAGATCCATCTGGGGCCGCTGGCCGCCGCGCCGGCGTCGCCGATTCCGGGCGATCTATATTACAACACCGGACTCGGTGCGCCGCAGTACTATAACGGGCTGACTTCCGCCTGGGTAACGATCGGGTCGAGCGGTGGCGGCGGCAACGTCAGCAACACCGGTACGCCGAGCAACGGACAGATCGCGCAGTGGACGGGGTCGACGGTCGTTCAAGGGCTGGCGACCACAGGGGCCGGCAGCGCGGTGCTGGCGACGTCGCCAACATTGGTGACGCCGGCGCTGGGCGTGCCCACCGCGATCGACCTCACGCACGCCACGAACGTTCCGCTTGGCGCGGGCGTGATCGGCAACCTGCCGATCGCCAACCTGAACGGCGGCACGAATGCATCGGCCTCGACGGTCTGGTGCGGCAACGGGACTTGGTGCACGCCCGCCGGCGGCGGCAACGTCTCTAACACCGGGTCTCCGAGCAATGGGCAGTTGGCCCAATGGACCGGATCGACGGTGGTGCAA